GGGACCGTGAGGTCCCCCAGAGTCTTTGACGAAAACCCTCCCTCTGTGATGGAGTTTGAGATTGTGGCTGCCGGTAAGAGAATCACGACATTTGAAACGAATGGTACCCTCTCTCGTTTCGGGCATACTATCGGTGGTGGACCTATACTTCGGTATGAGTCCACTGTCGAAGATGTTCGAAATGATGGGGAGTACCAGCCGTTCAGTGTCACTCGACGCTCTTATTCGGGTGGTGTTCTGGACATGAATAACGGTGTACCGTGGTGGACCCCGACAACTACGGGGGACTACGTGTGCAGCTGGAATCATGGCCATAACGCTCTTCCACATCTCATTACCGGGGCACCTAGCAACTCTGAGGTGGCGACACGGACGATGGCGGCTTCAAACCCGTCACGTTCCGTTGTCGATTTACCTATAGCTGCTTTAGAGCTGAAGGAACTACCTCAGCTCATTATGTCCTCTTGGAAGGGCCTTCTTTCTAAGAAGGAATCTCTTGCCGAGGCTGTCCGCCGAAAGCGGATGACTAAGCTCGAGAAGGCCGCCGAACTGAATTTGTTATACCAGTTTGGCTGGAAACCCCTCCTTGAGGATATCGTCGCAATTCTTGATCTACAACGGCACATTGATAAACGTGTCGCTGAACTCGAGAAACTGCGTACGAAAGGCCTCCGGAAGTCTGTGGGGAAACATTCTGAATCGTATTCCGCAACATCTTCACGTGTGGAGATGTTCGAATCATTCTTTCTCGATCATTATGGTGTCTTAGACATCAATACGCGCGAGAGAGTTTGGGGGATTGCCCGCTGGGTTGTACACCCGGAGCATCCCATACCTTCCAGAACCGAACCCCTCAGGGATCTCGCTAGGCGTGCCGTCTTGGGTTTAACCCTTGACGCGTCCACGATATGGAATGCAATTCCGTATTCGTGGCTCGTAGACTGGACAAGTACGATTGGGAGTTATTTTGACGCCCATCGTAACATAGTGCCGGCCGTGTGTGACAAACTTGCTGTCTGTCGCCACATTACGAGTACGTACACACACTCTGGTTCTGTGAATGGCTGGGGTGGGGTACTTAAACCCATCGAAGCTATCCACGAATCAAAGATGCGATTTCCATCTTTTCCATCACTAAGTGCCCACCTGCCTTTCTTGAACGAAGGGCAGGCGTCGATACTCGGTTCTATTGCCATCCTTCGGCAAAAGTAGCCGGGGGGAATGACAACAGTGAGGAATCAACCTCACACAATAGAATCGAGTGGAGTAGAATCGATGTTCTCTGATACCCTTACTATCACCATTAATGCGGTGGCGAAGAATCTTGTTCGAATCAATCAGGATAGGTACTCTTCTGAGTACTTCCTGCGTGAGGGAACAGGTGAATTCCGCCTTCGCATCCGGAATACGTCGTACGTGGACAAGACGCGTAAGTCGATCACTGTTGATCGGCACAACGTCGAGTTCACGCACGTACTTTATCCGGTGGCGCCAGCCACGATGTCGACTCAGCGTAAAGCTTACGCTGTGTTCGAAAACGACCGTGGAGACACGATCGTCGACCCGGTTCGCACCGCGGTCGGGGCGTTCGCCTTCCTTTCGGAGGCGAATCTCACCAAGCTGGCGAACTGGGAGAGTTAATCTCCCAGTTTGGTAACCGCCGTCAGGCGGTGTAGGGGGGCACAGAGGCAGGACTATCACCCTTCCAATAGGAGGAAGATATGAAAAGCCTCGCAAATCGACTACTCGACATCGTCGGTGGAATCATGACTGATATCCACCGGGCGTATCCCCAGTATAAGGGGTTGAGTTTGGATTCGTCTAGACTCGCCCTTTACTGTCAAGCTCGAGGCCAAGGTCTGTTTACCTTGGACCTTCCGGCTCTTGACTCTCTCTTACTGAGAGGTCTTGAAACCGGGCGCCTAGACCTTCGGAATGTTCCTCTATCGAGGAGTGTCTCCAAAAGGTGCCTTGTGCCGAGATTATTCTCGGGACTATGGCTGCGCGTGTTTGACAAGACTGGATGTCTGAAAGAGGACGCCGATGCGACCGCCATCGCCTTCCTGCGGCAGATTTTCTGCCTTGGGAAGAAAGTGGAGGTCAAGTGCTCCCCCGCACGGCTCAAGGCCGCTGTGGAGGAATACCATGCAATCGAACGGGAACTCCCAGAACCCACCCTCGGGTGGGCATATGATGAGTTCGATCCTAGCAACAAGCTCCGTACTGTTCACCTTCGTGACAGTCTGGTGCCTGATCTTCCTTTATTTCAGTGGGGTAACATTCCCACCGAAGGTAAGGCAGATCCGAGGCTCGGATACCTCCTCGATAAGTGTCAGCGCGTTGCCGACCTTATCACCCGGGAATTCGGTTTCTTCGAACCCGTCACCCTTACAGGGAAATGGGAATCGCAGAACCGCGGTACCGGTTTCAGACATGGACCAGGAGCAGTTGCTGATCGACGGGGACTCGTAAATAAATACGAGTTCCCCCGATGGTCAGCAAAGCTAGAAGAGTGGTTTCCGTATCGCGACTGTGGTACAGTCGCACACGACACGGAGACAAAACCAAAGAACCATGAAGTAGCCTCAAGGCTAATTTCCGTCCCAAAGACGGCGAAAAGTCCAAGGCTAATCGCAGCGGAGCCGACTGAACACCAATGGTGCCAGCAGGTTCTGCTTCGTTTCATGGTTGAACGTCTTGACGAGTTATTCGGAAAGACGTTCGTCTGCTTTAAGGACCAGTCCTTGTCCGCAGACCTTGCTCTTCGAGCGTCCGCCGATCGCAAGTTGGCGACAATTGATTTGTCGTCCGCGAGTGACCGGTTGTCTTGCTTCGTTGTGGAACGTATGCTGAGGGCTAACCCCTCTCTACTGCACGCGATTCATGCGAGTAGGACGAGATACATCAAGGATGATATCCTTGGTGGAACGCCTAGGTACATAAAACTTAGGAAGTTCGCATCTCAAGGGACTGCCGTCACCTTTCCTGTTCAGTCACTCTGCTTCTTGATAGTTGCCCTTGCAGTTTCCTGCAGAGGGCAGCCGTCTTGGAGTAAGATCGCTGAGTTGGGAAGACGTGACCAGGTCCGCGTGTTTGGTGACGATATAATCGTCCCGACACGTGCATACGCCGATGTCACACTAGTCCTAACACACCTCGGGTTGAAAGTCAACATGGAAAAGTCTTTCCATGCAGGCTTCTTCCGAGAAGCATGTGGGATGGACGCGTGGAAGGGGCACGATGTGACCCCAGTTAAACCACGTTGTGTGACACCCGATGGCCCACAATCTCGTGTGGCTGTGTTAGACAATTCAAACAACCTTTTCTTGAAAGGATATTGGAATGCCGCACAAGTCACAGAATCGGCACTTGGTAGTCGTATGTTACGACGATTGCCAATCTTGGGACGAGATTGTGGTCTCACAGGACGAATTTCCAACTGTGGTACGAAAGTTGACCACCTTGATAAAAGGTGGAACGCTAACGTCCACAGGTGGGAGTACCGAGTCTATGCGACTCGGACCCGTCAAGAACGGGTTTCGTTCGGTGAGCGTTTTCCGTTGCTCCAGTTCTTCACTGAGGCGCCCACTGGCCAATACGATTGGCTCAGTGGTATCGGAAGACGAGCCAAGACCAGTGATGGTCTTGGTTGGGACCCCCTTTACACTTGATTGGCGTTCGTCAATCAAGAGGGTAGCACCCTGGTCCGTTGTTACGACCCTATGCAACCGCGTCCCTTTCCGTTTTCAGGATTGGGAAATGGCGTACATTCGGTCGATCACGAACTCTTCAAACCGTCGCGGAACTTACGGTGAAATCGTGCGCCACATGACTCGTATTTTGTACGAGGACGTGGATCACGAGAATCCGTTTGCTCGTTACTTTGT